CCTGATGTTATAACTCCTCCATAATGATGACCTAATCTTCTGTCAAGTTCTTCTTCTTTTCTAAGAATAATTTTCTCGACCTGAGCCTTATTTGGAGTAGTAGTAGCAGTGATTGGAACACGTAGAAAATCGGATACATCGGCTACTGTACAATATGTTACCATAGTTTTATAAAGGTTGCTTTGTATTTAAATTTTCTATTTAAAAACTGCTATCCACTCAGCATCTGATGCTGGTGTTCCTGTACCTGCTGTAATTTTAAGGAAAATTCCATTTTCTAAACGTCTATTTATATTAAATACTGATTGAATATCTTCTCCATACACCTCAAATTCTACTGGATCTGTTGCCAGTAATCCATTAATTATTTCTAATTTTGCTCCTGTTGTTCCTTTTTTAGTACAATATATAGCGACTATTACACCGTGAGTTCCTTTTGCCAAAGTATTACCTTTGAATGAAACAACATTATGATTCTCTGTACCCATAATATATCATATATGTGGAAATATATAAACTTTATCAACTATAGATATACATAGTATTAATTAACTGTTAACTAACGTATGTAAAGTTAGCTAACTTAATTAAGCTAAGTTAATTAACTTTATAAAAAATAAAAAAAATGAGTCTAGAAACCTAGAACTCTAATTTTACAGGTCATACTGTTTACTGCAGTTGATGCGTTTGCTAATTCTGCAAATGCTCGTGCTGCTGCTCCTTTGGCAGTATGATCTTCGCCATAGCATTTAATTTTACCCGTTGATGCTGCATTTGTTGCAGAAGGAATGTATTGTAAAAGTAGACCTTTGTTGCCATCGAGTATTTCTGCTCCAATGACAGTGCTTATTCTACTACCTAATGATACGTCGACTACATTTCCATTAGTGAGATAGTTATCCCCTGCTGCATATGTTATGTCAACGACTACTGATTTCAATTTTGATGTCAGTTCACTTTGTATAGATAGCGTTTTGCCTGTCAATGATTTATGGTTGGCGTTTTGTATGATAGTGATTGCCATTAAGTTATATAAATAATACTATTATATAAAGATAAATATAAAAAAGAGGTTAATCCTCTAGTGAATTTTGGTAAAAGTTGTGATCGTCCTTCCATTCGTTTGCGATTGGTTCAGCGATTGCTTCTTCTACTTTTTTGTCTTCAATAGTAGCGTGTATGTTTCCATATGTACCCAAGAACTCATTGTAATCATCTAGCACTTGGCTTTGATAATTCATTACTCCATCAGTACCAAATCTCAACTCGTTTTGAGCTTTAATGGATTCTGCGTCAAGTCCGTCATATAATATCAAACAACCAAATTGTATTTTGTATTGTTGACTATGTGCGTTACTGTCACAAATCAATGATTTATTAATACCACTGTTTGTTTCAGTCCATTGACTGTATGGAATTGCTTGTATGTCAGGAGTGAACTTATCTGCCAATGAGAATTGTTTTGTATGCTCAAAGTTTTCATAGCCTATGCTAAGTTTATAGACTTCATCTTGTGCTTCACATTCCTCTATTGCCATAGCAATTTCCCCCAATACTCCGTCATACTTTACGTTATTGACTGACCATAGTTGGAAATCTGATATTTCAAATTCTCTAGCAGTTTGGATATTTTGTGTTCTTGAATCCATACCTTGTTTACAAGTATTCAACTCTTTGAGAAGATTCATTAATACTGAATCTCTTGCGGTTGCTGTACCTCTATCGAGTTTATTTTCAATGTTTTGAATTGTCTTCTCGTTAGGTGTCAACTTTGCTTGTTCTACTGCAATGGCTTCTAAAGCGGCTTCATTGATTTTTTGAATTTCTTGATCATATCTCTGTTCGGAGAGTAGACCTTGATAGGCTTTCATATCTTCCAATGTGTATACCTCTTTGAATCCTTGCCATACGCAATGATATTCAACTGCGATCTCGTCAAAGCTACATGATTGACCATGTGAGTCAAACGGTACTTCTACTGTTGTAGTTTCTGCATATACTGCACCGAATAGTCCTACTGATAGTAAGGCTAATAGTGCGATTATTTGCTTCGTCATTACAACACACATGTGGTAAGGTTATATATATGTAACTAAAAAAATAAAAAATAAATTTTTTGTTTGACTAGAGTTTAATATCTCTAATCTTGCCTTGAGATTTGAAGTGACGACATACAGTTTCACCCATAGTTCTGTATACACCTTTCTCAACAAAAGCATTGTTGACAAATGGATATGCAGGAGTTCTTCGGGTTGCTTCGTAGTACTCGGTAGGGATTGCCACTTGGATTCCAATTCTAGGATAACCATAACCTTCTGCATCAGATGTATCTAATGCAAATAGTCTTCCAACTTCTTCAGATGCATATGATGGTGCATCTTTTGTTGGAATAAATGGAACTCCATAGATAGAATCTACGTGAATACCTACTCCAGTACCTTTGAAAGTTTGGATTCCGTTTACGTCGATTTGTACTAAGCTCTCACCGTAAGGGTTTGCAACTCTTACAGAAGGCATGTACAAGCCTTGGATTTCGGAATAAACTTCGTGGGAACCTAGGAATACGTTAGGATCTTTACCTGCTGCAATACGGATCTTTCTGAGGAAAGTTCGTAATGTATCATCGGTAAGAACACCTTCTGTTCCTATTGCTCCACCAGCGGATTCTACAGTACAATCAAATTCGGACATTGCGTTGGTATCTCTATTAATGTCAGCACTTGCTGCCCAACAGTTATAGTGTTTTGAACCTGCACCACCGACAGCAGTTTCTTCAGCGTGTGAAGAAATAATTCTGTCTAATGACTCAAAGTCCAATGTGCCTGCGAAGACACCACCTGCTGCTGCACCTGCTTGTGCGTCTTTTAGCAATGCTCTATTCATGAATTCTTTATGCTGTACAGCCATAAATAGTCTTAAACTACCTAAGCCTCCCCAAATATCATCTTTAGAGTGTGTTGCAAGCCATTCCATAACTTCAGATGCACTGAATGGCAACTGAACGGTTTTTGGCTTTACATCAATCTCTTTAAGTTGAGGTTTGGTTGTCTCAGCAATCAATCCACCTTCTGCGGTTCCACCTAATGCTGTATTGGCGTTTGTTGTATTAAGGACAGCTTTGTCAGTAATAACCCTCCAACCAGATTTGTCCCAAGGGACTTTTGGCAGAATACCGAAGGCGTTTGCCTCTAAGTTAAGTTGAGCCCATGCATAAGCACCAAAGACTGCATTGAATGTACCTGCAGTTGATGTTGTGATAGGAGCATCAGCTTTTCTGATGAGGTTTCTATTATATCCATAATAGAGTGCTTCGAGTTCATCGATTGTTTGGATTTTAGGCATTTTAATAATACCCTCCGTTGTCTTGTGTCGTATCTGGGCTTCCGTAATCGCCTGCTAAGATTCTTCTAGCAACATGGGATAGACCTTCGTAACCATTACTTCGTGCATCTTTTAAAACCATATTCAATTCTACGTTAGCAGATTTGTTTATGTTTTCAACGGAAGCACTTGGTCTTGGTGTTTCTGTGGTGAAATCGAAATTAGCTTTTTGTTGCATAGCCAATCCTGAATCATCACCTTCAGGTTTATCTTGACCAGATTTATCGTCATCTAATCCTGCTTGCACAGAATTGGATTGGAATGTATCTGGTACAGTTACATCTGCACCAACATCTTCTGCGTCAGCAGTTCCAGATGGTGTTAGATCTAATTGTGTTTTCGGTTCTTCATAGAGAGCTTTTTCAATTCGCTCTTCTAGTTCAAACTGAGAATCTGACAGAGCTTTTACGTGCTCAGTTAGAGTTGACAAAGTTTCGATTAGAGCTTCATCAAAAGATCGCTCGTTAGAGGCTTTCTTTCCATGAAGTTCATTTTCATCTTCTTCGTTCTCTTCTTCATTATCTTGTTTTCTAAGTTCTTCAAGAGTCATGTATATAGAATTAAGCAATGTGGAGTTTATAAAGATTATGCAAAGATTTATATCATTATTGTTTGAGTCTATCGCCTATTGTTGATCTAGTATCAGCATTATAAGCATTTCTTGCATCACGAGCAGTTCTTCTATTCATACGTTTTCTTGCAGGAACTGCTTCTGCTTCTGCTGAAGTAGAGTGAGAATTGCCATTTACGTCCATATATTTACTGTTTCCATCTGCTACTGCTGTTGAAGTTGATCCAGTTCCTCCTACATCACTACCAAATTGACTTTCATTTCTTCTTACTTTTGTAAGTTTATCTAATGACATTTTAAGATTTTTGAAATCATCATCTTTAGGAATACATTTTGCTTCTACCCTATCATCTGTAGGTCTTGGTTGTACCAATGTTATTTGAGTACTCTCTCGTTGACCTTGTGTATATGTTGCACCTGCTCCTAGACCTCTTGATCCTAAACCACCTGAAATTTGTAGTTTTTTAAGTTCATCTAATGCTTTTTTCAATTTCTTTGGAAGTACTGGAGTAATATTAATAAGGTCAGCTAAATTTTCTTTTGTTTCCTTCATTTCTTTTGTTCCTTGTAAATCAACAATATTATTTCCTCTTCTAAACTGTTCCTTTCCTCTTCTTTCTCTTTTACTCATCTCTTTATTATGTTTAGTATTTTTTCTTCCGAAAGGTTGACTCAAATTTCCTGTATTGGCATCGATTGGTTTTTGAACTTTTGTTTGTCCAAATGCACCTTTATCTCTTACTTTGTTTAATACCAATAATGCATGTACTTTGTTTACTCTCATGGTAGATTTAATATAATGTTGAGATCTTACATATCTAGCAGCATCATCATGTACTTCCTGACCACCTTCGGTTAGTTCCACTTCATCTGGTACACTGTCAGGTGTTCCCTCTTCACCATCATCTGATTTGTTATTCAATCTTTGTGCGTTAGGTGCATTTTGATTAAATGCTGATTCCATAACCCCACCTGATCCAGTATTACTAATGTCTAATCCTTTACTTTTATTTTTACATTTTTCACAGCAGTCACATTTATCATTACGTTTACAGTCTTTACAAGTACAATCACAGCCATTGTTATGTACTGGGTTGTTTGCACCACCAGTTTGTGTTGTCATGGTTCCACCGTTAACGTTGTTTGCATCACCTATACCTGCTCCACCTGAACCAGAACTTGCCTCAACCTTGTGTACGAATGAGCCTACAATCTTCTCTGCAGATTCTCTTGACTTTCCTTCTGCAATCAATGCTTGTA